AACAATACTACACCACGAGGGCGGTTACGTCAATCACCCCAAAGATCCTGGAGGAGAAACAAATCTAGGCGTCACCAAGAGAGTTTACGAAGACTTCGGTGGCACAAAAGATATGAAAGATTTGACGAGAGAAGATGTTGAACCAATCTATAAAAAGAACTATTGGGATAGAGTAAAGGGTGATGATTTACCTTCTGGTTTAGACTTGGCAGTCTTTGATTTTGGTGTCAACGCAGGTACAGGTCGAGCTGCAAAATATCTACAAACAATGATTGGTACTGTTGCCGATGGTGGTATTGGACCTAATACTCTTGCAAAATTAAGTGAGTATGTAAAAGAACATGGATTAAAAGAAACCATTGAAAACTATTCCAAAGCAAGACAAGAATATTATGAATCATTATCAACGTTTGATACTTTTGGTAAAGGTTGGACTAGACGAGTTAATGAAACTAACGAATTAGCATTAGAAATGATTAACTATTGACATTTTAGTTAAAGTGTGATATAATTATATTATGTTTAATCATTTAGAACCAGTACAATTACCAGAATTAAAAGCGAGAAACGTAGATGGCAAAAGATTCTATGAAACCGAAAACGGAGAGGCATATCCCTCAATCACCACAGTCTTATCACAAAGAGATAAGAAAGGACTTATGGAGTGGCGTAAACGAGTTGGCGAAGAAGTCGCTAATCATATTGGCAGAAAGGCTGCTAATCGTGGAACTGCTGTTCATAATATGGTTGAGGATTATCTCAACAACGTAAACGAAGAAACCTTAACTGAAAAACACAAGAAGAACTTCCTACCTTGGTGTATGTTTAACGAATTTAAACCTATCCTTAACAACATAAATAATATACACACACAGGAAGCTCAATTGTTTTCTGAGAAATATACAGTTGCAGGTCGAGTTGACTGTATTGCAGAATATGAAGGTGAACTATCTGTTATTGATTTTAAAACAGCTTCAGGTGAGAAAAAAGAAGATTGGATTACCAACTACTTCATACAAGGTACTGCTTATGCAGAGATGTATGAAGAAAGAACAGGAATTCCGATCAATAACATTGTGATTCTTATCGTAACTGAAGATGGTGGAACACAAGTATTTAAAAAAGACAAAAAACAATACTTGACACCTCTAAAAGAATCCATAGAGGAGTTTTATAAATCAATCGAAAATGAAAAAAATAATTAGTATTATATTATGTTCATTTTTAATAACTTTCAACACACATGCAGTTAAATACAATCAACTTTTTAGTGATACTTTTACAGAGGTTGAACATACTGTATTATTCTGTGGAGAACCAGAAAAAGTTGCCTACTATCTCGGGTACAAATATCAATTACTACCTGTTTCCATTGGTCTTGGTCGTGATGAATACAATAACAAAAACCGTACCGTATTCTTTGCAGCCAGTTCGGATCTAAAGAAATTGGCATTGATGATGGTATATGATGGCAAATTATGTGTCCAATCGATTAGTGTTGGGCATGAACTATATAATAGGAGTGAATAATGCACAAATACACACACCGCTTTTATGAATTACTAGAAGAAATAAAAGCATTACACGATAAGAAACGACATGATTATGCTCAAGAAGCAGATCCATTTGCAAACTTTAGACTATCAGAACTAGGTGGTATTGATGCCTGGAAAGGTATTGCTGTACGACTTGGTGATAAGTATAGTCGATTAATGTCTTTTATACAAAAAGGTGAATTAAAATATAATGATGAATCAATCAAAGATACATTAATGGATAATGCGGTGTACTCTTTAATTGCACTTATATTATATGAAGAATCACAAGAGAATAAAGACCAAATGACTTTTACATTTCATGGACACGATGAACCAACAGCTTCAGTTGCATCAATGACTGGTTATACAATGGGTGGTGAACAAGGGTGACACCAAAAGATTTTGCAATTCTGATTGATCAGAAAGTTCAAATGAAACAAATGACACACATGGATGCTATCTTAGAATATTGTAAAGAAAAAGAAATAGAACCAGATACCATTACACATTTAATTAATCGCACATTAAAAGAAAAGATTAAATTAAATGCTGAAGAATTACATTATTTACCAAAGAGTGGCACATTACCAGTATGAACGTAACTTTAATTGACAAAATGGGCAGTGATGCAACAGTTGTCAATGCAGCTCGTGTATCATTTGCAAAACAAATCGAAGGTCATCGAGTTGGTCTAACACAAAAAGATGAAAAGTTAATTAAGTATCTAGCAGATCACAATCATTGGTCACCATTTGCTCATGCAAGTTTACAGTTTAGAATCAAGGCACCAATCTTTGTTGCCAGACAATTAGTTAAACATCAAGTTGGATTAGTTTGGAACGAAGTAAGTCGTAGATATGTTGATGATGAACCAGAGTTTTATATTCCTTTCATGTGGAGAAAAAGACCACCAAAGAGTATCAAACAAGGATCAAGTAAAGAAGAAGTTGAATATGATATAACTAATGAAATGGGTATTTTAAAAAAATTATATAATGACATGATTGAAAAGGGTATTGCACCTGAAATGGCAAGAATGGTATTGCCACAAAACATGATGACTGAATGGTATTGGTCTGGTAGTTTATATGCATTTGCTCGTGTATGTAATTTGCGATTAAAAGAAGATACACAATCTGAAACAAGAGATGTTGTACATCATATTGAACAGGTAATGAGAGATCAATTTCCAGTGAGTAGTGAATATTTGTTAGATTAATGGATGGATTTGACGTTTACAAGACATATTTAGCAATCAAATTACATTTTACACGTGATGACTATAATTTTGATCAGTATAATGGTAGGACTCGGGCTTCTTATGATTCCTTTAGTAAAAGAAATGACCGTTTCTTTTTTCATCGTATTGCTAAGAAGTATAAGACTGATATTGTCGATTTTCTTGTTTCTGGTTTTGTTGGCAATCATAACACATGGGTGGGAGACCTTAACTCATCAACCGCAGAACAAAAGTATTTACAACACATCAAACGTAGAGATGGATTCTCTTATTACTTTAAGTTAGATATGATGCATTTGATTAAAAAGGCAAACGGTGATTTCAATAAAATATTTAAATGTTATAAAGGTCAACATCCTATTCTACTCAAAAGTTTTCTTGCAAAAAAGATTGGTTTAGATACTCTATCAGTTTTACAAAAGATGTTTAATTATTGTAAAAAGTTTGATAAAGAGATTGAAGAAAAGATTGTATGGCCGAAAGTGAGTTTACTTACACGTAAATATACTACATTCTTAGGTGATAAAGATTATAATAAATTAAAAGAGATTATAAAACAATGCGTAGTTTCGTAATAGCAAACGGCACAAGTCGTACTGGATTTGATTTGAATATATTAAGACCATTCGGTAAAATATATGGCTGTAATGCATTATACAGAGATTTTATACCAGATTATATTGGTGGTATTGATCGACCAATGATTGATGAAATGGTCAGAGAAGGTGCATGGCAAAACTCAAAGATGATTTGTAAACATATGTATCCTGGTTCTTTTGATCCTTTTCCTCGTGCAAAATTATATGTGAAAACATTTAAACAAGCATTAGGTTATGATAAACATTATGATACAGGTCAAACAATGTTAGATTATGCATCACAACATTTACAAGAAGGTGAAATCTATATGCTTGGCTTTGATTTAACAAATTACATAGAACAAAGTCAAAGAAATATCGATAACAAAGTTGATAATGTTTATGCAGGTACTGATTGTTATGCATCACTAGATGCTGCCGAAAAGTATTGTGGTAAATGGATAAATGAAATGAAAGAGATTTTTAGTTTAAATTCAAAGATTAAATACTATCGAGTTGGTGCAACAATCAAACCAAATGAATTTAATTTAATTAATAATTTATATCATATAACTTATGATGAGATGTTGGAGAAAATAAGATGAAAAGATTATTTGTAATCGGTAATGGCGAAAGTCGAAAAAACTTTGATTTGAATTTACTCAAAGGTAAAGGTAAAACTTATGGTTGTAATGGATTACACAGAGATTTTACACCAGATGCTTTAACTTGTGTTGATCCAGGAATTACACATGAAGTTTATGACAAAGGTTATGCAAAAGACAATGTTTGTTATTATCGAGGTTGGACATCACTACCAAGTCATATGTATGATGATATGAAATCAACACACATTACTGATATGTCCACAAGATTTGGTTATGAACCTAAATTAGTAGAAAGTGAACGATATGAAGATAGTGAAGAATTTGTTATACATGGTTCAACAGCATTATGGCAAGAGAAATTAATTGAAGAAGAACGACCATACAAAGGTATTGGTGCAAACGTTCTTTTTATTTCTTGGTTACAT